CCATACATTTTCAGGGTAGACGCCGAAGCTCGAGGTGACAACCCCAATACTCACGGAACCATTGATCTAGACACGTCACTCGTCGAAAAAACGTTCGCGAGCGCGCTAGCGTCAGCGATACGAGCACAAGAAGGAGGTTGTGACTACTGCACCTGCCCCAATCGCAAACCGCTTGAAATGATGCGGAAACGATCAGGCCTGAAGCGGGGTAGCCGCCCCAAACCCCAGAAACACAAAAGCCCCGCATTCGCGGGGCTTTCGTTTGAATCTTGGCGGGAAACCAGGGATTCGAACCCTGGAGACGCTATTAACGTCCGCCGGTTTTCAAGACCGCTATGCAAATTCAAGCGGGCCAATGCCCTGAAACCCGTCGGCGTTCCATTATTCATGGCAACCGGTCAGGCTACAGACCGCATTCTGCGAGGGGTCCGTTTTGAGTTTAGGAACCGTTTTTGTCCCCTCAAGCATCAAGTCGAATGAAGGCAAGCCACAGAATTGCCTAAAGAATTACAAATACTTTGTGACTGCTTTCGGCCATAAGCGGCCTATGAGAATGTCTACGAGACTCAGGGCGTTCACAATGCCGCCCATCACGGCCGTGAGGCGCCTGCAGTAGGAGGACTGAAATTTAGAGGGGAGGTAGTTGACGCCGCCGCCTGCAAGAGGTAATGCTGGCTATTGGCCAACTCATATTGTTGAAGGGACTCTGTATGAACGAGATTGCAGCTATATCTGAAGAGATGGAAGATTTAGACCCAATCGACACTCCCTTAACAAAAAACTATGAGGCTGAAAAGCAACGGGTACTCTTTGCGATTTCCAGAAATAGTCCTAAACGCTTGTTAGATAGAGTTGCTTGGATTCTGAATCACTACACTAATGCTCGTGACTCAGATATTGCTTGCCAGCTACATTACTGGAAAACATTTCAAGGAGATCTCTACAGTGGCGGAAATATTTTGCAAGAGAACTATCCTAAGCTTGAACGATTAAACAGCATCACGCGGGCACGGGCAAGAGTACAGAATGATCTTAAAATGTTCATCGCCTCTCCTGAAGTTAGAAAGCGCAGAGGAAAACTGGAGGATGAAGAAAAGCAACGTGCACTTGAGGAACGCCCGACCTTCCCAATATATTGCATATATGCGGACGAAAGTGGCAAGACCAGCAAGTACTTATTAGTCGGTAGCGTATGGGTATTGCGAAGCTACGAAACGATAAAGATAACTAACGCAATTAACCAAAAAAAGCAGTCTATTGGCTTCAAGGGCGAAATGCACTTCAAAGAAATAAACAAAGGTAACCTAGATACCTACTGTGAGCTTCTGAACGCCATTATCGAAAACTCCTCCTCAATCTCATTTAAGGGAATTGGAGTTCTCAGAAGTGGCCTGACGAACCTCGACGACACGCTTAACAAGCTCTTCTACCACATGGTTATACAGGGTATCAAGGAGGAGGATACGTCAGGACGAGCTGTTCTTCCCAGAAACCTACAGTTCCGTAAAGATTCCGAAGAGGAGTCTAAAGATAAGCTTTCAATGATGGAGATTGAGCTTCAACTTAGAAATGCAGCAAAATCTATTTTCAACGACCGCTTGTATGTTGACATAGTTGAAGCCGAGAACTCTGAACGTTCTCCCCTCATGCAGATTGCGGATCTTTTTGTAAGCTCAATTTCGCGGCATTTAAATAAAGGCGAAGGAGCAGAAGGTCCAAAGGATGTGTTTGCAAAAAAATTCCTGCAATCATTCGGTGTGAATACAAATTCCCAAGTATTAGAGGGTTTTAGCGATTGTGTCCGTTTCTCCCAGCCTAAAAAATAACTGCATCAGACCTTCATTCGTCGAATGCATGGAGGTCGCGTCAGCCCTAGGGAAGCCGACTCAGTTTGAGGCATTGGAGAGGCTGGAGTCGGCAACATACTTTAGCAGTTAGACGCGACCATAGTTCAGTAGCAACTGATCGTTGCTGCATCGGGCCGTGAGATAAATCAATCTGTGGTAGCTTCGAATCAGCTTCAGATACTAGATGCAAGTCACCGGCAAAAAGCTGTCGTTCAATGGTATATCTAAAACTTGAGACGACTCACTCCAATTGTCAGATTCTCACGCAGGCTTTTCAAAATTATTCAATTGTTCTGAGACTTCCATTCTGCCGCATCTAACCTAATTCAAATGTTTCACTCAGGCTTCTACTAGAAGATTCAATGCCTTCATACGCAATCGAGTCGCTGTCAAAGACACTCTAAAGTACTTACTTAGCGCTGTCGCGACTTTCCAGAAATTATCTACATTGTCACGTTGTCCATCCAAATACAGAACGCCATGCCCTCGGTTTCGAATTTCATGATGCTTGATCAAAAGATTCAGTACCGTATTGAACTCATTTCGGGGCATAAGCAGGCATGAGGCAAACGTGTTTGCCTGCCATTCAAGTCGCTCGATTTCCCCCTTTGGAATCGTGATGAGCTGGCTTTGATCAATGTCCCGAGACTGAATGTTTTCGCGCGTCATATATCGTCCATGGCTGAGGAAATAATGTCCTAACTCATGGGCTAGTGTGAACCTGGCCAAGGACGACTGTTCGTCGGTGGTGAAGATTTTTATTTCCAGGGGGCTGAAAGTAATGCTACCCAGAGCTGAGCGACTCTCCCCAATAAAACGCACATTCAAGCCATTGGTATTTTTCTCATGGAGAACAAGCTTGTTCAGATCTACATCGCCTCTGATGTAGCATATCGACTTCAATACCCGTTCAGCCAAGTCTTCGATACTGTTTTTTGAGACAAAGGCAACACGCGGCTTGGCCGCAGGTATGGGCGGATGAATCAATCTCAGCTCATTTTCACTGAAAGCAGCTTCTAAACTGAGACCTCTCCAGATACCGTCCCACCCATCCGTGTAACCAGACGGAGTGACGGCGTATGCGCTGTAGATAGTGGGCCGAAAGTCAGGATGCGTTAGAGCATATTCAATTTCCGCACGCTTACGCGATTTTGCGCTTTGAGCTCCTGTCAGCAACGCACGAGGAAGCTCCCATCGAAACTCAGATTGGTCAAAATACCGCAGAAGGCCAAAGCCTCTGTTGCGAGCAATGTTGAACGTACCGGACTGAAATGCGCTCATGGAGGCGAAGATCCCTTTGACGTTGAAGCCGGTAACCTGACTGACCTTTGAGCTGAACTCTTCAATGTCGCATACGGGAACAGTGCCGCTGTAGTTTTTGCATTCTATTATGATGATCATCGATGGTTTTTCGAGACCCGGCAGGAACACCTCGATCGAAATATCGAAGATGATGGCGTCGTCCCGATCGCGTGAGTAATAGCCTCTTTTTCTGTAGATCTGACAGTTCTCAGGTCGACAGAAGAAGCGCCCCTCATCGATCTCACGAGACAGGAACTGAAAAACCTGCTCTTCAAATTTATCGCCCTTGGCGTAAGTGCTTAGCTTCTCAATTTCCATATTTACGCAGAAATTCTGTTGATTGGGCTCTGAGAATAGCCGATAGCGCAGTAGAGTTTCCTATGCGTATTGTTGATTATTCGAGGCAACACTCTAGCTCTCGATGGAGAGCGGCTACTTGACAAGCCAATTGAAGGGTGGAGTAGGTTCCTGTTCAATCTTTTCCGGTTTGATATGTATCGTTGAGTGTCAGCTTTTGGCCGACTGCTGCCCTTCGCGGTAGGCAGCCTAGGATCCCATACGACCGCAGGGAGGCCAGGTAAACGATCCGTCCGATGATGGATTGGGCGTAGTCCTCCTCGAACGCACCAGCCAACTTGGCTAACACGCCGTAGTCTCTCTGCTTTGTAGCAATTTCTAAGCAATCCGCGATTCCAGCCTGACAAAGGCACTACCGGTACTATGCTTGTACTTTTCTTGAAAAGAGTCGACGCCATGCCGGGTGATTATTCACTGTCAGATGTACTGGAGAGGATGTACACCAACCAGCTCGCCCTTGAGGCCGCCTTGATGGAGCTGACACTACATGTCGAACAGCAGGGGGAGTCAGACGTGGGGGAAAATATCCGCGGAGCACTGCAAACGATTGGTGAAAACGCTGGCCACATCAAACAGGGCCTAGCCAAGCTCAAGGGTTCGGGTGCCGGCTAAGCCACTTCTATGTCTTTTCAGAATCGCAGCGGGCAAACAGGCGATGCTCATTATAAACTTGTACGACAGACTGCTTTCGGCCAGGAGCGGACATTAGCCAGCGTCCGCTAAAGGCTAAGAGTAAACATTTTAGGCCGCATGTTAGACGCACTGTTTTTTCGCGAAAAGACGATCGTCAAAATCTTTCCGCTAAATGTGGTGCTGATTAGATGGAGGGATAGAAGTTCAGGCAAGCGTGCAACAAATCAGGTAGTTCTGCTTTCGCAGATCTTCCCATTTATTGCACGCTTATTTTTATCTATTTCTTATCTTTCTTCATCTGCATAAAAAACTGCTTTACTGTTGCGGGAACGCTTCCTGGAATTACTACCTCGTCGGCGCTACCTTTCAGTGGAAGTGCTGTCGACCCTTTAGGGATTTCGAAAATTACAGCGTATGGTCCGTACATTAACTCGCTTAGGCGGTGCATTGACAGTTTGAACGCGTAGATCCCGTCCTGAGCCAAGGGGTTTCTGGGCACTTTCTGGAGATCGGCTGCAGTTTTAATGTCTTCTGACTCAGCAATTTCCAGAGATGGTACAAAGTGCACATAATACCGACCTGTTTTCACAAGAGCTTCAAGCTCATGCTGGTTGAAGATTGCTTTTCGAATTGCATTTCTGAACATTTTAATTTTTCCTTATAGAAATTGGCTTATTTTTTTTATTGAGTATTACTTTAACTAGCGTGCGAGTTCCAAATTGAATCATTATTAGAGCTGTACATCTGCAACGAACCGTCGTCGCACAACTTCAGGTAACCCCCGGGCGCTGTCCGTGGTGCCTCCCAGTGAATATCGTCAGAGATCCCTCTGATCGAGAAGTTTCCAGCGTTGCTAACTCCGCAGCGTGATGCAGCATTTTTATTAGGTGGAGTTGACCAGGCAGGGGCATGCAGCTTTTCTAAATCGTAAACAACCAAGTTGCTACGATTCGAGTGATAGCACGCTGCGAATCGACTATTTCTAGAAAGTAGATACTGGTCTGGTGCCAGATACTCTCCAGGCTTTAAAAGATCACCCATGCAGTAAGAACTTTTTTGGGGGTTCTCAGATATGCAAAAAACCAAGCGTCGATCACCGCCTGCTCTTGCCTCGTCCGCGTAAACCGACAGTGTATAACCAAGCATTTCGTAATGCTTGGCTTCTAGATTAGCGCATGCATTGTAAGCAAGATCTGCGCGAGCATCACAACTAACCAGTCCAATCTCGCTTTTTATGCTACCAAACTGAGGATTGGTAAATCCCAGTACCAAGGAAAATGGCGTTCCTTCCAGGCGCCATTTACCACCGCCGCTAACGCCTGTCAGGAGTGATCCTTGACCATTAGCAACAGTCCATAATGTAGCGCCCGTTGGATCAATTGTATCCACAGGGAGAACGTTCATTGGCATTGGACCGGCAAAGGTAGTGCCGGAGTTAAAAATGCTTTCCTGCCAAATCAAGCGCCGTCGCGTAGCGTTCACTACGATAAGTTCAAGGCTCCTATGCCGCTCACCAAACTCCTTCGTTCCCTCGTAGGTAGAGTACAGGGTCTTGACTGCGATGCTCAGCGATGTAACCGCATTGATAACATTCGCTCCTGAGTCAACGGCAGCGGCCACTGCACCGGCAGCTGATGTAAACCTGACTAGCTTACCTGGATCAAGCTGCGACTGAAGTTCATTTATCCTAACCTTGTATTCAAGGTCCTCCTGCTGCTTAGCTGGCGTGAGCTGAGGAGGTAGATCCTTCTTTTTCATCCTTAATCTCCAAGTTCCGTATTGAATGTATTTGTTTGTTCCCGGTGTTAAGCGGGCACATTCAATATTGTCAGCTTACTGGTTTTTATCTACCCCTCTGAATACGTATTGACAACGCGCCCAATATGCTAGCTTTCGAGAGCTATTGAGATCGGTTTTGCGATAAAGGCTTTCTCTATGTTTCTCCACCGTCCTTGGACTGATACCCAAAATTCTAGCCGTCGCCTTGCTACTCAAGCCGGCACACAAGTGCATTAGGATCATGACTTCAGACGCAGTTAAATAAATATTGGATTTTGAGAAAAGTATTTTCCAGTCATCAAAAGAAAGTACTTTAAGGTCTATATTTGACTGTGGAGTAAGGGCGTTATTTTTTTGCCTTGCTTTGCGCAGGTGCTCTTTTGCTGTATATAGGCTAATGCCAAGGTGGTTGGCTATTTCTCTATCGCTACAGCCTAAACCTAACAGGTCTAGTGCCTGTTGCTCTCTTGGGGTAATGGAAGCGTTGTGGGATTCCTTTTTTTTTGCTCACGACTTTAAACTCCAGTTGATTTCCTTTGTCACCTGGTAGTTATTTTTGCGCACTAAAAAATAAATGACTAGTTGATGATCGAGGCGCGATATTTTTGCTTAAGAAAAAAATAATGGCCAAAGATTGAGCTTGGCTGGTCAATACCAATAATCACGATCTTCTGGGGGCAGAGAGATTACGTGCGCGAAATTAACTCTACTGCTTAATTCGAACAGAGGAATTTAGTTGGCAAGCGTCTTGTCGCCCCAGCCCAATTATTTGGGAAATATGCCCAAAGTGTGCATCGGGGTCACATCAATGACGTGCGACCATCACCTCACTCTGTCATAGGAAGTCCATGCTGAAGGTCTAGATTTCAGAAGCTCTAAACTTGCGTAACATAAATATCTAGGGGCAGAAATAGACGGTTGCCCTGATTGGGTTAAACATACTCCCCCCCGTGCATATTGGCGAGTTTGGTGTCCATAGGGCGCTTTAAAAAAGTGCCGCACTATCTGATCTACAGTTGAACTTTGATCAGCCTCATTCAAAATGCTAATAGCAACAAAAAGACGACATCTATACACCTCTCGTTGATCCATGGTTTGAGTCGCCCCTATTTTCGCAGATATCTTTGATATATTCGCTTATGGCCGACTGCTGCCCTTCGCGAAGGGCATCATGAGGTCGAAAGCAGCCTTTGACTGGCAGCTTTTGGCCGAAAGCCGCCGCTACATACAGGCGACAGACCAGAGCTGATCAAGCTTCGTCGTATAACTTTGGCTCATCATATCGCGGCGCATTCCCCAATCAGGAACTGCCGGCACACAAGCCGAACGCAGCGTGCCCCTACCCCATCGCTCATTGATCTGGTCCATGACTGTCATCACCCTCGTTGCCTCGGCCGGCTGTGATACTGCAAACAAATCATCGGTGTACTCACCAGGCTGGCAGAGGTTCAGCAACATCACCTCAGCCTTGCTGTACTTAAAACCTGATCGAAATATCCGATCAAGCGCACCCACCGCTGCTTGAGTAAGCAGCCGCACGTCGTCGGTGGGATACGGCATATCCACCACCACCCCATTGGCATACTTCGCCTCCTCCGGATTGAACATGCCCGTGCGGATGCACACACGCACCTTCTTGCACAGCGACTTCTGAGCGCGGAGCTTCTCAGAGGCACGCATGATGTAGGTGGCTACCGCCTCCTTGATGGGTGCCAACTCCGTCAGCCTCATGCCAAACATGCGGCTGCAGCAGATCTCCTGCTTCGGTGGATCCGGCTCCTCCAGTTCCAGGCAAGGCGTGCCGCCCAACTCCCTGGCAGTCTTCTCAATGACAATGCTGAACTTCTTACGAAGCGTCCACGGATCGGCCTTAGCTAGGTCCATAGCCGATTTGATACCCATCCCATCAAGATGGAGTTTCATCTTGCGACCGACACCCCACACCTCCGCCACGTCAGTATTGCGTAGCACCCAGTCACGCTTGATCGGATCAGTGATATTGACCACCCCACCTGTTTGGGACTGCAGGCGCTTCGCGGTGTGGTTTGCCAGCTTCGCCAGGGTCTTCGTGTGAGCGATACCAACACCAACAGGGATACCGGTGCAGCGAAGCACCTGGGCGCGAATCTTCCGGCCTAAAGCATCCAGCTCACCGATACCAGTCAGGTCGGCGAACGCCTCGTCGATGCTGTACACCTCCACCGCCGGCACCATCGCCTCGATCAGGCTCATCACGCGCTCGCTCATGTCGCCGTACAGTGCATAGTTGGAGGAGAACGGGACGATGCCGTGCTGCTTGAGCTTGTGCTTGATCTGGAAATACGGCTCGCCCATCTTGATGAATGGCTTTGCGTCGTAGCTCCGGGCGATGACACAGCCGTCATTATTGCTCAGCACCACGATGGGCACCTTTGCCAGGTCGGGCCGGAATACCCGCTCGCAACTGGCATAGAAACTGTTGCAATCGATCAGTGCGAATGTGGGCTGCTGCTTAAACATGGCTGCGCACTGTGCTGGTGATCACGCCCCAGATCGATAGTTCGTCGCCTTCGAGAACGTAGCGTGCCGCGAACTTGGGGTTTTCGGAAAGGAGGACTACTTCCTCACCGCGCTTACACAAGCGCTTGCAGACGGGCTCATTGTTCAGCAGTGCCACCACCACATGCCCATGGATCGGCTCAATGGCACGGTCTACCACGGCCAGGTCACCATCGAAGATCCCAACGCCTTGCATGCTCTCACCGGTGATTGCTACCAGGTACACGTGGGGCGCTCGGATATTCAGGACTTCATCCAATGAGATGTGCTGCTCGATGTGGTCCGCTGCCGGCGATGGAAAACCGGCCGGAACCTGGAACGAGCACAACGACAACTTCGCGCCGACCTCTGCGATGGGACCTAGAATGATGAAGCTCATGATGCGGCCTTTTACATTTACTGTATGAATGTACAGTTAACTTTGTAGGACGCTTGCGGTCAATTTTTCTGTAGGGGATTTCGACAAGCGGAGAGGTGCGTATGTGTGGGCGATTCGTGCAATACGAAGGGATGGCGATCTTCATTGAAGAGCTGAGCCCGCAGATAGAGCTGTTCAGCGGGTATGACGCTCAGCCTATTGATCGCTACAACGTCGCACCGTCAACGCGCGTGCAGGTTCTACACACAGCCGAGGATGGGCTGTATATCGATGCAGTGAAATGGGGATGGGCGCCGTTCTGGGCGAAGGGAAAACGTCCGGATCCGATTAACGCTAGGGTCGAGACGGTCACCACCGGGAAGTTCTTCAAACAGCTCTGGCCGAATGGCCGGGCCATTGTGCCCAGTGAAGGCTGGTATGAATGGGTTAAAGATCCGGACGATCCGAAGAAGAAGCAACCCTACTTCATCCGCCTGAAGAGCCGGCGTCCGATGTTCTTCGGAGCGCTTGCCCAGGTCAATCCAGGGTTGGAGCCTCATGAGGGCGATGGTTTTGTCATTATCACTGCCGCAAGCGATCAGGGCATGGTCGATATCCACGACCGGCGCCCTTTGGTGCTGACGCCAGAGCATGCCAACGAGTGGCTTGATCCCGGCATAACCCCATCGCGAGCGGAGGAGATTGCAAAGGAGCGGTGCCAACCCACGGAAGAGTTTGAATGGTTTCCCGTAGGCAAGACCGTAGGGAGTGTTAGAAATCAGGGCCCTGAACTGATTAAGCCAGACAGATCAGCTCAGGTACCACATCACAAAAGCGACCGCAGAGATCCACACCAGGGTAAGCAGAAATGAAAGACCCGCGAGTTGCTTATCCATCCGCTACCCAATGTGAGGCTAAAAGACTGCAATACGAGCTACAGGGGTAACTTTAGTTCAGTGAGGGCAACGCGCCACCGTTCAAAACGGCGGCTCCTATCAGAACAGCCCACCCAACGCTGCCGGCTCCCAATTCATGATCACCAATTCACCGCTGATCTCCGCTTTGCCTTGGCGCTGGTTAGCTGTGCTGTATCGGATATCCACCGTCTCGAAGTGAAAACCTTCAAACACCCGTCGGATATCGGGATGGTCATTGATGCTGACCATAACCTTGCCCTTGCAACGCCGCATGAAATCGGCCATTCGCTCGTAGTTTTCAAAAGGAAAGTCTACGCCATAGCCTGCGGTTTGCCAGTAAGGTGGATCCATGTAGTGGAACGTATGGGCACGGTCGTAGCGCTCGGCACATTCAAGCCAGCTCAGGTTTTCAACATAAGTTCCGGACAAACGCTGCCAAGCCGCCGAAAGGTTCTCCTCGATCCGCAGCAGGTTGATAGCCGGTCCAGTGGTCGCGGTTCCAAACGTCTGCCCTGTCACCTTGCCGGCAAAGGCGTGGTGCTGCAGGTAGAAAAATCGGGCGGCGCGTTGGATATCGGTAAGGGTTTCAGGGCGGGTCATCTTCTGCCACTCAAACACCTGGCGAGAGCTGAGTGCCCATTTGAACTGGCGCACGAACTCTTCCAGATGGTTCTGCACGACGCGGTACAGCGTCACAAGGTCGCCGTTGATGTCATTGAGGACTTCAACCGGCGCGGCCTGGGGACGCATGAAGTAGAGCGCGGCGCCGCCGGCAAAGACTTCAACGTAGCATTCGTGCGGTGGGAAAAGAGGGATCAGGCGGTCGGCGAGGCGGCGCTTGCCGCCCATCCAAGGGATGATGGGTGTGGACATATGAAAGCAAGACCTTTGCTGTATGAATAAACAGTGCTAGGCTCGCTCCGCTTTGTGCACGAAGCAGGAGCCTTGGCTGGACTTGCAGGGGCAATCTGCGGGAAAGGCGGCCGGGCTGGATGTTGACGCATCCTGCCCGGCCGCTCCTTTTACTTCAGTGTTGAAACTTCTTTTGCGTAAGCCTGACAGGCCCGCAGGGCGATCAATCCTTGGTCGCCGGCATCGGTGATTCCGATAATTCGTTGAGCATGCGCTGGGTCAAGTTGGGCTCTTGTGGTGCCATGAACCATGCGGCCGGTGGCGGTGGTGGTTGGCACTGCACAGTTGCCGGTGGTTTCGGTGGCGGCGAGAACGACTGACAGCCGCAGATCAGCAGTAGCCAGGCGATCACGCAGACGAGCCTGCTTGGTTTGCTCATCGGTCAATTCCTTATGGTAGGTTTCGTCGTTGTTGTGCAGGCGCTGCTCCAGGGCCAGGCGCTTGTCCTGCTCGGTACGCTGCAGGGCAGCAGACGCTTGGGATAATTCGTTGAGGGCGTCAGCTTGCATCCGGGATTGACGCTCCAGCACGCGGCCATATCGCCAATCCTGGGCAGTCCAGGCCAACGCCGCAGATCCGGCGACCACCATCAACAACAGCACGCCAGCGGCAGCGATACGGAACTGCACAGGGATCAGGTCGAAGAAACGCATAACACCGCCCTCGCCCTGGCCCACAGCTGCAGCCGATCCTCCAGGCCGTTTAGGCCGCCATTGATCCGGCGGGTGATGGTGTTGAACTGCTCATAATCCGCGAGGGCATTCAACCCGCTCACCGACCAGAACCACGCCGCCGACTCGGCCGCCCATTGCGGCTGCTCCAGCAACTCCGGTGTACGCAGCAATCGTTCATCGCCGAACAGCGCCAGGCTGCAGCGCCGGTAGTTGTTGTGGCCGGTGATCTGGATCAGCCCACGGCCACGGTAGCGCTGACCATCACCGTCGGCTTCCGGGGTGTTGCCGAGCTTGGCCGCCAGAGGCCCGGCGTCGTATTTGCTCAGGTATTGATCGCTGCCAAGCTCGCGCACGTACTGCAGCTGGCCCGACTCGTGGCCGACCTGGGCGAGGAACGCGGCCTGGCGCTTGGGAGTATCGATCTTCCAGTTGGTCATCGCCGCGTTTAGAGCAGATACAAAAACGCCCGCTTGGTGGCGGGCGTTGGGCATGATGCGTTGAAGTTGTTGTTCAGTGATGGGCATGGCGTCTCCTGGGTTCATCGTTGCGGGTCTGGCAATTGCGTTGAGCGATCACGGCACCGTCAGCACGGTGAGCGGCTTTTTCTCTTTCTTACCTTTGGCCTTGGCTTTGCCTTTCTTGCCGGCATTGCACTCGACGGTGGTGGACCAGCCGGCCTGGGTGAACACCTGCTCCACCGAGTCCACCAGAAAATCCCCGTCCAATCCGTCATTGAAGCCCTGCGCGTTGATGTGGCGCTCGGCAAACAAGTCGGTGCGCCCCCCCATCTCCAGCCGAACTGCTGCCGAGGAACGGTTGAACGCATTCAGCCGAGCCTTGGCGGCCTGTTCCGCTGCAGACTTGTTGGGGTGGATATGTCGGTCGGTATGTACGGGCGGCATCCCTTCAGGCGCGTCATCGTTGCCCAGCTCCAGGGTCACCAGCTCGCCGCTCTTTTTGTCCTGGTAGCGCGTCTTGACGGCTTTTTGTGTGGTGCGATCAGCGAAACGAAACTGCCAGCGGCTAACGTCGCTCTTCGTGATGGTGACCACGCCGAGGGTTTTGCCACTCGCGCTTTGGCCCGCCTGCCGCTGCATCACTAGCAACTTGCCATCAGCGACCTTGGCAGTGCAGTCGTATTGCCTGGACAGTCGGGTGATGAAGTTGAAGTCGGATTCGCCGATCTGGTCGACACGAGGTACTACGGTGGTGATCGAGCAGACCGGTTGCCAGCCATTGCGTGCCGCCACGTCGCCGACAATCTGCGCGAGGGTGACGTTTTCCCAACTGCCGGTGCGGGTGGTTTTGCCAGAGCCGCGCATGTCGCTGGCTTTACCGCGAATCACGATGGTGTCCGGCGGGCCGGATGCTTCGACCTCATCCACGATGTAGCGGCCCAAGCGCGTCAGGCTGTTGCCGGCGTAGCCCAGGTAGATCTCAATGCCGGCACCGCGCTTGGGCAGTGACACAGCACCATCGCGGTCATCGATACGCAGCTCGAAGTCATCCGACTCCATGCCGGGTTTATCGACAGTGCGCAGGGACAGCAGGCGGTCGTTGATCAGGGTCGTGATATCGGTCCCGTCCGCGACAATTCTAAAGGTTGGTTTCATTTCGATACCCCAGAAACAGAAAAACCCCGTAAACGGGGTTTCGTGTAGTTCAAAATCAAACCTGCATAGCTGCTTGCGTGTAGTCAACAGAAATAGGTTCATTCATCGCATTTTGTTGTTTTGTATTTATAATGACTTTAGCAACTCCCTTACTCTTACCCGTTATTAACTTTATGTTTGCCGACTTAGAATCACCCGGCTTAATAACAAGCCGATAGCTTAGGGAGTTAATCTTCGATGCACTATGATTCGAAAAGTCTATTTCACCACTCAACTGAACATCAACCAATAAAGAAACCTCCCCAAGATTATAAATCGTCACAACCGTATCATACGCCTGACTTATTGAATCCAGAGTGCCCAACTTAAACTCACAAGCCGTAAATATTGTGTATTTTTTATTTAATGCTACACGGGCAGTTCTTAACGAATTATAAGATAAAAATGCAGACACAACACTTACAACTGCCGCAAAAGAACCAACATACACCATATCCATTTCTAACTCCCTGTAGATCTAAATAGATTCCTTCGAACGGCAAACCTATTAGACTTTACCATCAAAAAGAAAGCAAACCCAAATCAAAACAATCTTCATCAATCCCAAAGCTGCACTAATGACATGTCAACTGGGGAGACATCTGGAAAAAAAATCAAAAGCCCCGCCCTAAAAGGCTGCGCCTCTTCAGCCAAGCCTTGATTGTATTCGAGTACGGACTCCACCGTACCATTCAGATGCCCGTAAAACTGATAGCACAAGGTATCCAGCACATCGCCGTCAGACGTTCTGCAGGTCATCGCCATAACGTACAAACTCCAGGGTAAATACTTGCTTGCGCGGGATCCCGCCTTGGAGCAGCGCGCTCTGTTCCTCGTCGAGGTTCTTTAAGCACCAGGTGCCCAGCACTTCTCCGTAGCCGGTGGTAAGGGTCAGTGGCAACAACTGGGCACCGATGCTGCGTAAGGTGTCCAGTTGCTTGAGCCCTCCCTTGAAGCCGGGAAAGATCGAGCCCTTTAGGGTCATTTTTTCCTCGCCCATACCGATGGCCTGTTGCACCGGTCGACGGCTGAGGCGTTCTTGCGAGGCCCACCGGAACTCTGTCTGTCGGCGTAACTCGTCGAAGGCTGCAGTATCCAGGTTGAAGTAGTACGGTTGTGCGTTCGGCTTAAGCGGTTGGATGATCAACAGGTGCGGAAACGGTTTCACCGCTTCGGCGAGTGGCGTTTGCGAAAGCCCCAGCGCTTCGGTTGGAAAAATGTTTGCCAACGATGGACTGATCTTGCCCGCCACTTGATTAATCGCGGCGCCCGCCTTGGCGGCTTGCTCCTTCAGCACGCCAAGGCGCTCGTCTATCTGTGATGCCGCCCGTGAAGCGCGGCTATAGGTTTCCACCACAGCGCCGACCTTGGCCTGCGCCGCACTGACGCCCCGCATAGTACGTTGCAGCTTTTCCCCGACACCGTCGGGAATAAACGGCACGTTTTCAAGCTCAGCGGCGGCGCCAGTGATTTCGCTGATCGCGCCATTTACCGGGCCGAGCATCCCATCCAGACTACGCCGACCCGCCTCGCCTGCGCTGACCAGGTATTTGAAGCCGGACTGCATCTGCTCCAGGTATTCCATGGTCCCTCCTTATGAATGCGGATCGTCGTATAGGTTGCGCCTGGCATCCTGCTGGGCCAGGTCGTTGAGACCACGTTGTATCAAGGGCAGCAACTGCTGAACAAACTGCTGCGGATCCTTGGCATCACCCTCGACCGTGACCGGCATGCTCAGCGAGTAGCTGAACTTCTGGTCTACCCGTGTCGCTTCAGTCTTAGGTGCTGCAGGCGCCTGAATAACGAGGTTCGCGGGTTTTGGTGCAACAGGCGCGGCAAGTGAGCGAGTGACGTCGCCTAACTTAGGCGCCAATGGCAGTTTCAGTGGATCTGCCTGGGCCAACCCGGATGGTTGTCGCCCAGCAAAGCTGTTCGCCATCGTTACCAAGCTGGGTACGGCGGGGCCAGGTCGTGGAGCCAACAACATCGGCGTAATCGGCGCAGAGGGTTCTTTGGGTTTGTCACTGCCAAACATCGACAACCCGGCCCAACCGCCCAGTTGCTGCCCCCCCATACTGCCGAGGTAGGCACCCACCATGCCGCCGATGGCTGTGCCAATGATCGGCACCACCGAACCAATAGCAGCACCAGCAGCGGCACCTGCCATGGTGCCAGCAAGCGTTCCTGCCGCTTCCCCATAGCCTTGCGCCTTTTCGTCCTGGGTCTCTGCAGTCAGGTAGGTATTGAGCACAATGCTGCCGGACTCGACCAAAGAAGCTCCCGGAATGCCTTTGACCACTTTCCCAACTTTGCCAACCCCACCAGCGACCGAGGTCAGCATTTTGGCCCCGGCGCTTGGCACTACAGGCGGCCGAGGTACTGGAGCCGCCCGTAAAACTGGTTGTGGTGAAGTTGATGGACGCCCACGAGGCGGCGCCGACGACCGCCGACGCGAGGTACGAGAAGACGGTGTTTTTCTGTTCCGGCGCCGCGCCGACCGCGTGTTGTCCATGCCGCCCATGGCTGCCATGTTCACAACGAACACGCGTCGCACTCCACTGTCACCATTTTCGGCAGCATCCGCCCCTCCCCCTGCTCCCACCGCATCCTGGATCATCGACACGACATCTAAGCCCGTAGCGACTGGGTCAAACCCACCGGCCTTCGGATCAGCGTCTGGGGCTGACTCACCTTTACCTCTAAAAGCAGCAACCGCTTTCAGTCCCTTTTCCACCACCGACAACGCGGTACCGGCCTTCCCTTTCGAGGCAGCCCCACCTCCACCAACACCATCGCCGTTGGTGACAAAGACCTTTTGCACTTCTCCGGACTTACCCGGCAAGCCCCCTTTCGCAATGTTCAGTAGCCCCTTCGCAACCTTGAAGCTATAGAACGCGGTGGCCGCAGCACCCACTGCTGCGACAACTGCAGTTGTCCCACTGATGATTTTCGGATACTTATCAGTCAAGGCAGAAAGGCCGTTACCAACCTTGGTCAACCCATCAGCCGCCAGATCCGTCAGCGGCCTCAACGCGTCGCCCAAGCTCGTCATCGTCGCTTCCATGCTCGATGTCGCCGCGCTCCATTTGGCGTTGGACGTCTCGCGGGCCTTCGCCGCGTCGGCCTCGATCTTGGCCTTGCCATCGGTCTCCTTGATGGTGGTCATGTTGTCTTTGATCGTGTTGCCGTACTTGATCTGGGCGAGCAAGCCGTCACTGGCGCTCTGGTCACTGACGATATTCGCCAAGCCCGCCGCCTGGATCAGCGCGACCATCGCCTGCTCTTCCTCAGCGCTGCCATCCTTGGACGCCTTAATCTTGGCCTTGAGCGCCGCGACCTTCTTAGCAATGGCCGGATCCTGCTTTTGGATCAACTGCTCACTGAGCATGATGAAGGCTTCGACCGGGTTGGACGCCTTGCCGCTTTTGGTGGCCGCCAAGATCGAGCCCGCCAGGTCATAACCCTGCTTCGCGAACCGCTCCTGGCTAGTGCTGCTGATCACCGCATTAAGTAGGTTGTTCATGTTGGTCGCGGCTGCCGCCGCATCCTGAGTTTGCGAGAACTGCGATTGCAGACTCGCACCGAGGAAACGCACCGCCTCTGGGCCTTCCATGCCTAGACGCTTGATCGTGCCGAGCAGTGCCGGCATGTACTTGGCCATGTCCTTGGGACCGAACGCACCAATGTCCCCCGCAGCGGCCACCTGGCCGAGCATGGCGCCCATGTCTTCCTTCTTGACCCCGGCCTCTTTGAAGGCACTGAACAAGGTTGCGATGGTTTCCGCTTCCATGCCCTGCCCGTCGACCAGGTCAGCGATCAGTGGCGCGTAGTCCACCGACTCTTCCCAGTCGATGCCCTTCTCGATCAGGCCACCAACCGCCCGGGCGAGCGCCTGCTGGCCCATGCCTTTTTTCGCGGCCACTTCACTGATCTTGTCGGCCATCTGTTGCTCGGCATCCGTGCCTGCGGTGTGCGCCCACAAGGCCATCTGCCGGATTTGTGTCTGGTAGTTGGCCGAGATCTTGGTCGGGATGGCGATCAGCGCCGTAGCAGCCGCTGCTTTGCCCATCATGCCAGTCAGACCATCCTTGCCTTGCTTGACCTGCGAATACCCGGTTGCCTTGAGGTCGGCCTTTCGGGCGACCTGTTCCATGGATTGGTAAGCCTTGGCAAGGTTACGCACCTCGATACCCTGCTTTTTCAGGGTGCTGAGATTGGATTCCAGTTTACGCAACAATGTACTGGCTCCAGCGGCGCCGCTGTCATTGGCCTTTTTCCATTCCTCTCGCAGGCGGATAGTGTCGCCAATCGTGCGCTGCAGCACCCGAGCCTTGGTGCCTTGAGCTTCAAGTTGCTTGATCCGCCCCTGGACATCCTTGAAGGCCGTGCCGACCGTGGAACTGACGGCGCCGCCGATCATCAGGCCGAGCGCGAGTTTGTTTGCCATGTTGTGGCTCCCTGTAGCGAGTGATTACGGTCGGTGGCTCAATCCGAGAGCCACCAGACCATCTCGGCAAACGGCATAGCCTGGATCTCGGCGGCGGAAAATCCGGTTTCCGCTGCCAAGCGTTTGGCCGCCAGTTTCAGCAATGCAGGGTTAAACCCCGTCGTCCTGCACCAGGCGAAAATAACCGGCCTGCAGACGGTGGTAATCCACCAGTTTCAGGCTCTCCAGATCCTGTTGACCGGCGTCACAAAGCCCGGCGAACAGCATCAACTCGCGCTGTTCTTCGTCATCACCCGAGGCGCGATCAGCAGCGCGGACCTCGCGCACCGTGGGTGATCGAATGGTCAAGGTATCGACCTTCACACCATTGACCTCAGAAGGCCGCGACAAGGAGATGGTGGCGTGCTCTGCGGTCAGCTTCAGCCAGGTCGGCAGTTTTTTCAGTTCAGGGGTCGTCATTCGATAAATTCCTTAAAGCCCCAGGTCGCTGCGCATGGAGGCCAGTTGATCCACACCGTCAATCACGCGGATCGCGGCAACCATGTCGATTTCGTAGATGAGGCGGCCGGCGATTTCCAGCTTGTAGTAGCTGACGGCAATCGAGTATTTGAACTCGGCCTTGTCGCCCGCCTTCCAGTCGCCCGGGTCCAGCTCCTTGAGCATGCCGCGCAAAGTCGCCACCACCGCCGTGGTCTGCCCCTTCTGGCCTTTGAACGAACCGCGATAAACACCGTTGAAAGCGGTTTGATCCGCCAGACCGAAGAACTTCATGGCCTCACGGCGCACGCCGTTGGTGGTGAAACTGGCCTCCATCTTCTCCAGGCCCATGTCCATCTCGATGGGGCCAGCCATGCCGCCGCCGCGATACTCGTCCGTCTTAACCACCAGCTTCGGCAAGCTCAGGCTGGGTACGTCGCCGGTAAAATTGATACCGTCAACGAACAGGTTGGTGTTGTAAAGCACTTGAGGAATCATTGAGCGGCCTCCTTAGGCGGCGGTTTCCAGGACTTCGGTGAGCCACTGGTTGGTGACCTCAACCCGGAAAATCGGGTTCTCGGCGGGCGGTACGTCGGTGAAGCGGATGTTCCAGTACACCTTGCCCTGCTCCAGCTGGCTGACGGTGTTCAGTTCGGTGTCGGCGAACACCTCGAAGTTGATCACAGCGCCCTGGTTCTTCAGGTCTTGCATGAATGCCTGCAGGCCGTCGGTAACGTCCTTGATGTAGGTCTTGGTAATGCCACGGTCGACCGCCCACTTGTGCCCCGCCAGGATTGCGTCCATGACGATGTCGACCGTGCGCACACGGGTAACAAACGCCCACTTGGGATCCGCTGACAGCGTACGGTTACCCCACAAGCGATATCCGCCGTCGCGGATGATGGTCGTGATGTTGGCGTTGTTGAGCAGGTTGGCCCGGCAGGTTTCGTCGCCATCCAGAAACTCGACCGGCCGCGAGGTGCCGGTAATGCCGACGAACTCTTTGTTCGACGGCGACGACCAGAAGCCATACTCGGCATCCGTCCAGGCAAACAAACCAGCAGCGAAGGCCGAGGCCGGTGCGTTGACGGTTTTGCTCTGCAGCGTGTCCCACAGTTGCACGCCCGGATCGACCAGAAAGCAGCGCTTGCTGCCGAACTCTTGGGCGTAGCCCATAGCAGCCTCATCAGTGGTGTTCGGTCCGTCGAGAATTGCTATGGCTCGCAGCTTGCCGGCTAACGCGTCCAACGCAGTAGCAACCGCCTGGGTCGCGGTGTGACCCGGGGCAATCAGTAGCCGGGGCTGTGCGTTGTAACGGCTCTTGCCGTCCAGCAGTGCCTGCATGCCGGTACGCTGCCCTGACGCCAGAACACCGCCAATAATTGCAGAGGTCTGCTGGGCAGGATCTTCTACTTTGGCGACGCCGCAGCCAATGACCACGGCTTTAGCACGGACGAAAATCGCCTTGCACGCACGCGTGATCGCCGAGTCTTCGCCCCAGGCGGCTACCGCTTCACGCTCACTGGTGATCAGTGTGAGTTCGTTGGGTTTAGCAGATGCCGCTGGCACCACAGTAAAGGTGTCGCACAGTCCAATAATCGACGACGACGGCAGCGCGATAGTCCGTGCCCCGGTATCCACCAAGGTGACGGTAACGCCGTGAAAACGACCGGAAGAGGCCATAGTGCGTGTTCTCCAGAAATGACAAAGCCCCGCATGAGCGGGGCTTTGAAGGGTTATGCAGCGGATACGAAAACGTCACGACAGAGCGGGACTTTATTGAATTTGGACAGCGATCCAATCTGGCCTTTTAGGCCGATGTTTTAGAGTCGGGAATGTTTTCGATTGAGGCCAATCACGTAGCGCCTGTACATAATCGAGTAACTCCCCCGACTGCTCGACCGTTAGCGTGGTCGGGCGCGCAGAATCGACCTCATCACGGTGTCGTTCACGTAGCCACTTGACGCTCTCTATCTCTGCGTCTCGCCACGCCCTTTCTGCTACAGCAGGATCAAGCAGGAACGCTGGCTCGGGCGTTCCACCGGCCTGCAACCACTGTTCATAATCAACCCAGAACCGATGCCCCCGAGGAACTGTTGCCCCGTCAGAAAGCTGAATAACGGTATCGGGATTATCGGTAAGCCGATAACTCATTGAGCCTCCTAAAGCTCGGCGTCCGCCGTGGCATGAATGTAGTAAGTTTGGGGAGTGATGCCGATGTCGCTGTTATCAACTGAGGCTTGGCGCGTGCCAACGATCAGCGCACGGGCGTTAGCACTTGAGATGCTATTGCTGCCGGAACGCCATTGCCCATCAGGTCCATCACCCATGGGTCTGTAGAGCCTGATACTGGGGGTAGTACGTTTTTCTACCCTGAATACCCAATGCCCAACCGGCTGACTGCCGGGACCACTCTGCCCGGCATAGACGATTGAAATTAATGCTCCTGAAACATCGACACCATTTTTGGGTGCGATACTTTGAGAGAAAGTCTTTTCGTAATACCGCTGGCACAACATCAACTCTTCAGCCAACTGCCTCGATTCAAAGGCAGTAGCGACAATCCCACCTTCAAGCTGAACCGAAGCGATATCAACCGTGTACGTCCCCTTACCCAAGCTGCCGAATACCAATTCAAGGTAGTCGCCCTCCGTGCCCCTTTTCTTTCCAGTTATGGGAGGAACATCCAACGTGACGACATGTTTCTTGAACTCTGTGGTAAGGCTCACTTCTGCACCAGCGACAGGGCCACCGTCAGATCCCCCTGAACCAAACGCCTGACGCAAAATCACCCCGCATTTATGGCTTATGGACGAGCGCGAGTAAAAGGAGACCGTGACCGTCTTACCTGCGAAAGTCTCCACGCCCTCAATGCGTTGACTGATGTTCACACCATCACTGCTGCCCGAGCGCGAAACCCTTAAGGCATAACGTCCTTCGTTGAACCCCATGCCAGGTTCAAAAACAACTCTCTCCCACGTCGCCGCAGAATTTGCTGGCATGTACACAACCCAACGATCAGGTCCGTAAGCTGCTTGGGGCGAACCCGATAAGTCGCCTACCAAGCCTGAGACGCCCCGCTGCCAGATATCAAAGTTGCCGTTGATGAGCCGATTTTTTCGGTAGACTTGTACAGGAAACTCCTGCTTAGGGCTTTCAATCTGAGCCCTCACGGACTCAGTGTTGGCACTGCGCTTAGACCGGTCATCAATGGCGGGGGTGGGTACGTTTTGCCCTGCTGCCCATTGGAACGTCAAAGGTGTTGTGCCCAGCGTTATCGGGCCATCAGTAATCAGCTGCCAGAGAGTGTCAGCGTTTGCCGCACCCCGCTCGACCGTGACGAGCAAACCCGGCGTAACCTTGTCGCTACTATCAGCATCAGCGGTGCGTACCCAACTGTCAGTGCCTACCAGGTAAAGTCCGTTGTCCTTTGCCTGGGCTTGATCTTTGACCAGTACACGCGAGCCCGCAGGCACAGCCAATCCATCGATCTCTTGGACACCGGCCAATACCATTGGAGCAGTTGTCGCAACCAGTACCGATTGCTTGGAGTCCAGCCGGTTAACTGCACTGGCAATCGATTCATCAACGTACCGGCGTGTGGCGACAACCACCGAGGGGTCGATATTCAGCACGATGTTCGCTGTGCTTTTGACGATGAAGTTCATGCGCACGATCTGAGTACGCCCAGACCCCTGGGAGAGCTTCGATTTGTAGGTCGGAGCGCAGTTGGCGACCGCCACCAGATCTCCGTCCGAATCGAAGAGTCCCAGCTCACGAACCCAAAACCCACCCTCGTCGGCAGGAATAATTTGTTCTGCCACCAGAATGCCTGGGTTCGCCGGATCCGGTCCTAATGAATTCAAGGGGGCTCGTCGCCGCTCATTGATCAGGGTCTTCTGCAGCCGGTCGGGCATCGGGTCGATGTTGTTCGCATCACCCACGGCCATGTGTGAAATCTTCCACGTCAACAGCCCTGAGTCGGCCTTGACCTGCTTGGCCTCCCCAACAGCAGTCAGGATGGCGAAAAACTGTGAATTGGCATCAATCATGGGTATACGTCCAAAAGGTCTATTGAGTGTTCACGGCCAGACACGCCGAGGTGGCAGTCGATGGAGATCGCTCCCGGGGACGGCGGGTAGACGTCCAGCTCATCAATCGTGTGTTCGCGTCCAGCGCCGCCAATAACACCTGTCGATTCGATATCGCGCATTACGGGCGGGTAAACGTCGATTTCGTCGCCGTCGTAAACACTGGCGAAAATGTTAAGGCTCCCGGTGGTTTCCAGGCTGATAGCTAGCCCTGTCATGTGCCGACTAACCGGCTTGGCGTCGTCAATCAGCCAGCTCAGCTCCTGGTACATCTCCTCAGTGATACCGGTTTCCAACACGCCCACCTTCAGAGCGAAGGTGCCCGGTACACCCTTGGGGTTTGTCTGCCACCACTCCACCACTTCGATCAGGTAACCCAGCGGCTCCACCACCCGGCGCAACGCGCCGATGGTGCCCTTGTGGGCATGCACGTAAAACGCCGAGCGGATGGCAGAGCGCTTGACCGCTTCCGACCACTTGTTGTCCCAGCGGTCCACCGACCAGGCCCAGGCCAGCTGGTGCAGTAGATGCGCCGGACAGGTATTGGGGTTGTAGAGTGTGCGTAACGGAACATCGGTGACTTCGTCGGTAGCCGCTTCAATCGCTCGCTCCAACTGAGTACTGTTGAGAGGCAGCAGGCTCTTCAAGACGCCCCTCCTTGCTTCACGGAAAAGCCCACGCAGTAAGCGGCCTGGTACTTGGTCGGCTTGATGTCATGCCAATCGAGCAGGTCCACTCGACCGACGCCGCTGATATGCAGCTGCGCATCGATGGCGGAACGTGGCACCTCTACGCCCAGCCGGCGCCGAGGATTGACCCAGCTAGCCAGGCGCTGCTCAGCCGCTGCCAGAATCGCCTCGTTCTCCGAGCCGGTACCGGCCATATGCAGCACCGCATCAATACGGTATTCAATGACCTCGGCGCTTTGAACAGTGAGACGATCCCCGACAGGCCGAATGTCGTCATCACTGAGGTATTTCATCACCACATCCAGCAGTGCCTGCTCGGCGACGCCATTGCCTTGCAGGTGAAGCACGGTGACCACGACTTCGGCAGGAGACGGGCTTTCAGCCGTTGCGTCCGCCACCAAGGCCGACGCGTTGCGGGCGTGCAAGATGTAGCTGTTGCGCGGGCCAGCAGTGGTCAGTCCTTCGTACACCAACTGCACTCGCTCGCGCAGGGCGCCGTTTGACTCCATCACCCGAGGCGTTGGCGGAACGGTGTTGAGGTTCTCCTCTTGAATTACCAGGCGTTGCAGCCGGACATTGCCGGCGAGCTGATCGAGGTCACCGTCAATGGCATAAGCCAGCATCAATGCCTTGGCCCCATCGTTCACCCGCGCCCGGTTCTGAATACGCCGATAAACGCCCAACTCCAACAGCTTGACCACAGGATCGCTTTCCAGCTCGGCGGTCCAGTTATCTCCCATGTACAAACGAAACGCGGCTAACTCCTCGGCGTAGGCTTGCTCAAAGTCGAGATCCTCCAGCACGGGCGGTGCCGGCAGCGCTGATAAATCCACAGTGCTCATGCGGCGACCCTCACTAGCGCGTTTTCGCCCTTGAACAGGCCCTTGAGTTCAAACTCGATTCGGCCGTCCAGAACGGCAACCACACGTACCTGACTGATACTCAGCCTTGGCTCCCATCGCCCCAACGCCCGTGCAACTTCTGCCTGGACCGCGCTCTTCCAACCTTCGGTAACCGGTAGGTCGACGAAGCGGCGCAGTTGGCTGCCGTAGTCGGGCCGCTGTCGACGGCTACCCAAAGGGGTTGTCAGGATGTCTTCTATGCACTGACGCAGATGCTCGATGCCGGAGATGGGCTGCCCAGTGCGGCGATCCATTCCGATCATCCGGGCTACTCCACTGCGGGTTCAAGGTCGGGGTGGCTTTGGAGGAACTGGTATTGATCAGGAGTGTTGGCAGTCACCTGCCCCCTGACCACCGGGAGGCTTTGGCCTTCCGGCGTGATCAACGTACGCGAGGTAAACAGCGTGTCGCGAAAAGTCCGAGGCAGGCTGGGAGATTTCGGCGGCAGCTGTACCTTGGTTGCCGCCGATGGCTGGGCTACGGGCGGTTGCTCGTCCGGCATGGGCTTGTTCATATGGGTACTCCAGAAATGAAAACGCCCGCACGCGGCGGGCAGTAAATAGTGATCTGTCAGTGCTTGTGGTTCGGCGTATTGCCAGTGGTATCGATGATCGAACCGTCACCAGTAATGTTGCCGGTTACGTGCAATGGCCCAGTAATAGCGACATTGCCGGTCAGCCCGATATCCCCGGCCACCACCGTGACTGCGCTATCGGTGACGGTGGCTACGGTGCCGCCGACCTTGATAGTGACTTTCCCGGAAGGCAACGTGATGCTGTAGCTGCTGGCCTGCCAGTCGTAGACCAGCGACCCGCCGTCATCAAAACGCCACACCTCAACGTGATCGCGATTGTCCGGTGGTGGACCTGCATCGCCATACAAACCAGGGATGAACGTGCCCATTGCCGGGTTGCCGCTGGGACTGAACAACTTGCCCTGCTCGCCTAGGCTGGGCACTCGCCAATGCCGGGCCTTACCAGCGGCCACGCTGTGCCAGCGCACCCAGGCGCTGACCCACGCCCCTGCCCTGACCCTGACAACCGGCGGCGAGGCCGTGGTATCAACGGCAGCCACCACACAATCCATCAGCATCGCGGCGATCATGCGGTCGCTCTCGCCGCTCCCGTAGCTCATTCCAAGTGCTCCGGCGCGACGTACTGCTCTCGGCTGCCCGGGCCAATATCCGGGCTGACACCGATCAACAGCGTGCCCGGTGGTTCATCCGGCCAGGGCCACTCTTCGGTACCGAGATAGATCGTCTGACTCCACTCCACCAGCCAGACGGTGTAGCCATCCAACTCAGGGCGAGTCCAGTCCTGCACCGCCTGGATGAACTCGGCACATTCGACAGGCAATCCCCAGTTCTGCGCCCGCAACAACACGATCAGTTGCGTCGCCAACTGCACCACCTGACGGTGATGATCGTGCGAAATGGGATCGACGATGATCCGCGCTTCAAACTTGCAGACCATGGTGGTTTCACCGGTACCGATATCCACACCTGGCTCGATCTCGGACATCTCCAGGAACACCGCCGGCAAGGGAATGTGATTCTCGATACTCGGCCAGGCAGCAACGGTTTGAACCCCCGGTAGATGTTGCTGCAGGTGCTGCTCAATAGCCTGATAAAGCTGGTCGAGACTCAACGTTTCGTCAGACACGTGGCGTCCCCTTCAAATACTTCTGCAGTTCAAAGTTGAGTTCCTGTGTGAGGATCTCCAGCAGGCGCTCATCGGCACGCTTTACCCAGGCATCGAAGTGCGGTCGCACTTGCTCCAGCGACACCTTGGCTTTCGCCAGGGGAAAGCGGTTGTCGTTTTCTTCGACAAAGCCCGAGCGTCTGCCACCCTGAGCGGCATCCGGGTAGTCGGTGGTGTTGAAGTGTTTGCTGGACGTGCGGATCCAGATATCGGCATTGCTACCGTAGACCTTCTTGAAGAACGCCCCCTGGTAACGCCGACCAGCAACCGACACACCCGCCCCGGTTTGCCGTGCCCGACCGGTGCGGCTGGCTTCAATGGCATTGATGCCGAACCACAACTTGCCGCGCATCTCCCCACCAGTCACCGGGTACGCCCGAAGACGTTGCCGGACGGCACCGATGGCGATCCGTTCCTGCTTGCCGACAGCCCGTGCAATATGAGTGCGCAGCCAACGGATCGTCTTGTTGATTGCACGCCGCTGGGCCGCCGCCGCTGCCTTGGGCACCAGCTCGCCGAACTCCTTCATCGCCTGAACATGCACCGCCGACGGCTGGATGGTGAGCATCCCACCGTCGCGCTTCTGCTGGGTATAGCTGCCGATGCTCATGGCCGTTTCCTCAAGATCAAGGCCACCAGGCCATTACCGTTTGGCTCAAGCTGCAGCAGGTCATAGTCGCCGCCGCCATCCAACGCCGGCAGATCAACGCTGACCCGTAAGCCTTTTACCAAGCCGTCCGAATCCTTAACGCGGATCTCGAAGCGCGGCTCCCTCAGACCGGTATTGAGTTTGCCGAACTGGGGCTGTTTCCAGGGTGCAGAGAACATGCCGAGCACCGGCTCGTCGCGACCTTCGACCTGGGCGATGTCGCCGAGGGTTTCGAACACCACGTCGTCGATGTCGTCGATCAGATCGCGGAAGGCCACGATCACATCTCCAGCAGGATCTGCGCCAACGGTCGCGTGCACAAGTGCAGCGGGTTGGACTGAGCTTCCCCGGCCATGCCTTTGTTGAAAGGCAGCGGCTCGATTTTGCTGTAGTAAGGAACACCTTCGGTGTTGACCGTTTCCATATAGTCAGCGGGGGCGAACACTGAGATGTACAAGTCCGGAACACCTTCAGGAATGAGCAAAGCCTTGTCATCATGCACGAACGTCATCCCGGCGATTTTGCCGCGATAACGTTCCCAGGTAATGCCACCGTAGTCGAAACTTTCCCGGGCATCGCCGCGCAGAGCAGCGGCTTGCTGAGTGTTGAGGTAAGTTTTTTTCACCTCATCAATTTCCAAAAGCACATTCCAGAAATTCTTGCCGCAGAAAGCACGCGAGCCACTGCGCGTCACGCTGCCCAATGCATCCTCTTGCAGATCCAATGCCTCACCACATTGCACGCGAAACGACTTTGTCTCACCGACCAAGCCCATCGACAACGATTTTCGCTTAACGCCAAATCGATCATACAAATCGAGCAGCACGGTCTTGCCGTCGGCATCGTAGATCTTGCCGTTTAGCGCGCCGAGACGCTGAAATTCGTGAGTGACGTCCAACTGCCGGCGTGCCTTGGCCAACCGCTTGTTGACCACGTCCTGTACCGACTGAAGCTCGGAACGCGTGCCGAAAGCGCGAATACCCTGGATCTCGTCAGCCTTGATGGTGAAGCGTTGCGGCAGGTGTACGGTGTTGAAGGGGATCAGCGAGCGCTTGGTACCCCCAACTACCAGACCGGACGTACCCCGTTCACCGGCCGGCACCAATGCCAAAGTGTCACCGTCCTTTTCGATCTGTACCGTAAGAGTGGTAATGCCCTCTTCCTGGAACAAGCCCAGGCTGCTGATACGTCCGGGAACGTATTCTTGTTCGTTGATTGCTGCGGTCAACGAAGATACCGAAAACGCATCGTCATTGAAGATTTGAATGTCAGCCATGAAACATGTCTCCAGAAAACAAAAAACCCGCAAAGCGCGGGTTGAAGGGTATGAACGGATCGCCTTAGCGGACGATCACGTTTCGGGCGTTCAGCGCTTTCTCAGCGGCAGGGTCCAGACCAGTCAGGTGTGCTTCGCTAACCTCGGCCAGACGCACCACAGCACGCCCCCGGCGCACCACATCCGACATGCTCAATGGACCAAAGAGGATTGCCTGCGCGTTCTCGCTACCGTCTTCAGCTGTAGGGCTATATGGCGCAAACTCACCAGTGGCGGTGACCAAACCGAGGATCTGCCCAGGTTCTAACGCTGGACCGGCAGCAACATTGATCGCTTCGCGGGAAATGGTGCCAGCGCCCTCGGACAGCAGGAATTCGCCTGCGTGCATCGATTCAAATTTCATGCTTTTACTCCTTTCGAATTGCTGTTCTGCGCCGCCTGACGGGAAGCCCAGATTGATTGAGGGTTGGCTTGCTTAGCCTGGACCTTGGGGATCGGGTCGTTGTCCAGCGGCAAGCTGTTATTGATTTCAAAGCCGCCGCCACTGCTCACCAGCTTGTCGAACAGGCGCGCCCTGACGGCTGCTTCATCCAAACCGGCAGCCAGAAATTCGCCGGTCAGTTCCGGCAATCGTGCTGCCACGCACAAGCCGTGCAGCGCTTTCGCCTTGGTCAGCGCCGCAGTGACTACCGCTTCGCTTTCCAGCTTCGTCGAAGCGAGTATCGGATCCACCAGGTTGCTGATGCCTGCCGCCGCACACCCCTTGGTAACCATCAAAGCCAATCCGGCAGCGTCCAATACGGGTGCTGGATCCGCAGGTTTTACAGGATCCGTCGGCTCGACATCTGGCTCTTCGTCCAACTGAGCCAGCAATTCAGCCGGGGCATTCTGGAAGCGCTGCAACACACTGCCCTGCCCGAGGCAGGCTTTAACCTTCAGCCCGTCGCCCACTTCATCGGCCAAGCCCAAGGCCACTGCTTCGTTGGCTGTCAGCCAGGTTTCGGCGTCGACCATGCGCCGCAACTCGGCCTCGTCGATGTCCGGCGCTTTGGACTTGTAAGCCGCAATGATCGCTTCCAGTGTCTGGTCCAGTACGTCGGCGACACGCCGGAAGTCCTCGGCATCACCGCCAGTAAAGGTGTAGGGGTTGTGAATCATCAACATGGCATTGGCAGCGATGACCACCCGGTGAGCGCCACAAACGGCAACACTGGCCGCGCTGGCAGCCAGCGCATCAATGCGCCCGGTACATCGCTCGCCCAAGCGCGACAGCGCGTTGTGAATAGCCAGGCCGTCGAACAGGTCGCCGCCGATGCTGTTGAACGCCACAACCACCGGGGAAGCGCCGTCATCCATCGCCCGCAGATCCTGAACAAACTGATTAGCGCTGACACCCCAGGTGCCGATCTCGCCGTATACAAAGACCTCAATGATATGTTGCTCGGCTTCGCCGCTGGCCTTGAAGGTGTACCAACTTTTATCCGCGACTTTTACCTGCTTGCCAGCCTTGTCATAAATGCGAGGGATCGCTTTTTTACTCATGGTTGTTCCTTGTCTTCAATCGGCTCGATGGCATCAAGCGTGGTGTAGTTGAGGCCCAGGTCTGTGGACCTGGCGAGATCGGCGGCGTTTTCCGCATCGATCGTTTCCGCGTCGTAGCCGTTGCGCAGACACATCTCGCTGCGTGAACCGAAGCCCGCCTGCACTTCCATCCGCCGCGCCTGTACGTCCTGCACCGGCTGAATGTAGGCCCAGCCTTGCGGCACCCAACGCGTGCGCAGGTATTCGCGACGGCGTTGCGCGTAGTCCTCCAGCACCAGCGCGCCGGACAACACCGCCATGTCCATCCAGGCCGCCCGCACCGGGCGGCACAGCTGGTGCACATACACACTGAACTGCAGCTGCTCCAGGCGCCGCCGGAACTCGTTGAGCACGACCCGCAGCGCCCGGTCGTTGACCTCCCGCATATCGCCAGTGAGGATCTCGTACGGCGTGCCCGAACCCGCCGCCGCAGCCATCAGCTGCTGACGCATAAAGTCGGGGTAGTTGTTGCCGGCGTCCGGTGGCTTGGAGAACTCCACCTCTTCACCTGGCCCCAGCTCCTGCATGGTGCCGGGCTCCAGGGCGACCATCGGCGTGAAGCCGTCGCGGTCGGTGGTCAGCAACTGCCCCGTGACAGGATCGCGGGGTTGCTGCCCCATCTCCGGTGATGGCCGCTTGATAAAACCGGCAAACAGGTTCGCCACTTCCTGGCGGAACAGCACCGCGTCATCGTAGTTGTCCAAGCTGCGCAGGCGCTTTAACACGGGCGCCAAGCGCGGTACACCGCGCAGTTGCCCCGGCTCCATCGGTTCAAAGATGTGCAGCACCTGCGCCGCCGGCACGCGCACCAACTGGTTGTAGCCGGCATTCAGCGACGAGGAGTCGCGTGGGTGCGACAGGTACATCCAATAGGCCACACGCTTGCCTGCCGGGTTGAACTCGATCCCGGCGCGGATCACGTTGCCGTTTTTGGCGGTCTCGAACTTGTCGTGTGGGACAAACTCAGGGGCCAGCGCCTGCAGCTGCAGCGGCACCGCCAAACCTTCGCTCGGACTGCGCGGCCTGAGTCGCACAAAGCACTCACCGGCCGTTTCAACGGTGCGCGCCACCAGCGCCTGCATGCCGTAGAAGTCGGTCAGCTCGTCGGCGTCCGCCTCATCCACCCAGTCGTCCCACAGCTGTTGCTTGAGTTTGCGCAGGGCCGCGTCATCCGTGGTCGGCCTGGGCGTGATGCCGGTACCGATCAGGTTGCTGACGCGCTTGTCGATGACGTTGAACGCGTACGGATCATTACGCACCGCCGCCCGCGAGCGAGCCCGCAGGTTGCGCAGGGCCGGGGTGTTGATGCTGTTGATGCCGTTGTCGGTGGCTTCCCAACTGGCCGAACGCCGGCCCTCCCCGGCGCCTTCGTAACTGGCCTTGATGTTCGACGGCAGCAAGAATCCATTACGGGTGAGCGTCGGATAATGTCGGGCCATTAGAGTCCCTTGCCTCCGTGGGTAAGCCGAATCACGCGAGAGCGTGGCCCGGCGGCGTTGGTAAGCGACGTGCGAATCTCGTCGCGAGCCTTGAGCAGTTCGTCGATGGAGCGGTATTCCACCGTGCGGTCGCTGTAGCGCACGGTCTTTTCACCACGTGCGATGGCGCGCTCGATGGCTTCGAGGTGCTTCGGAGTAAACGACATATCAGCGTCTCTTCAGGTAACCGCTGGTGGAGCTGCGGCGTTGTGGGGGTGCAGCGAGTCGCGGTTGGGCGACCGGGGCAACGGGTTCAGGCGCCACTTGGGGGGTCGCGGGAGCCTCTGCGGCGACCGTGACACGCTCAGCAGCGACCACCTTTTCATCGAACAAACCGGCCTGTGCTAGCGAGTTCCGTACCCGGTCCCAGTCGTGTTCCTGATACCGGTTGATGCCGAGGTAATGCGCCATCGCCAGGCAATACACCATCAGGTCGAGGGCTTCGTTTCGCTCGGCTTTGCCCTTGATCCACTCGATACGCTTGTGACCGCGCACATACTTGGCGACCTTGCGCTCGGCCACGCACTGGGCGAAGAACTCGTCCGGTAGGTCATTGGCGAAATGCAAAGCCCCTGGACCGGACTCGAACTGGTAGCGGTTGTAGATCCAATCCTTCGCGGTGTCTGTACCAACAAACCAAAGCTCGGCGCCGCCGCGTTCGGTCTGGCCCTTCCAGGTCACGTCGACCATAGACGGCCGCTGAGCGATCACCGGCTTACCGGGCTTGCTCGCGCCCTTAATGGCGAAGATGTTGCGCCAGCGCCGCACGCGGCAGAATTGGTATACCTCGTCGGTGTGGTGGCCGCCGGAGTCGACGGCGACTGCAAGAATGCCTAAGCCGACGCCGCAGGGGTGCCGGTACCGCTCTTTCAGCAGTTCATCCAGCACAGCCCAGGTGCGTTCGTCCGAAGGGTCGCCCGCGATCACACGATGATCAATGACCCAGCGCTCCATGCCGACGCCCCAGCCCATTGCCATGAACTCCAGGCGGTCGGCCTGTACGTCGACAGCGCCGGTGATCATCATCACAGCGGCCGGCATCGCACCAAGGGAGAACCCTTCCCGGCGCGCCCGCTCGATCAGCACCGATGCCTTGGTTTGCTCTTGCGCGCTGTCCCATACCTTAGCCAGGCGGGTGTTGTAGAAAACCTGCATGGGCTCAAGGTCGCCCTTGGCCTGGGCTTTTTTCGCCTTTTCGAACTGCCTGGCGAGCGTACGCCAGTCCATCCAACCTGGAGGGGAATACAGCGCATTCAGGTGAAAGCCGACCGTCTCGCCATCACCTTGTGCCTGGGAACGCCACTCACCCTGGGCCAGCATTTGCCCCTTGAAGTGTTCTTCAATCAGAACGTCGCAGTCCATCCCGGATGCTGCGCATTTGTAATGCACCACACTAAAGTCTGCAGAGTAGAGAAGGTTTTCCCACTCAAGTACTTGCATGTGACCGCAGTACGGGCATGGAACGTAGTAGTAACGTTGATCGCTGGACTCGAACAGGTCACTGATACGCGAAGCACCCTTGATGGTCGGCGAACTGGAGAAATAGAACTTGGCGTTGCGGCCGAAAGTGCTGCCCCGCGTTTCTGCCAACTCGATAGGATCGCCCTCTTCCCCTACGTCAACTTCCCACCGGTCGATCTCATCGCCATAGATGTAACGCGCAGATAGCTCTGAAAGGTTGGCTGCAGATCCCGCAGTGGTTACGTAAAGCGAGCCGCCCTCGAACTCCTTGGTGTCCATGGTATTGCGTGCGTCTCGCGACCTGGTGGAAGCGACACGCTTACGCAACACAGGTGTGGCTTTGATGGTTTTGTTGATTCTGGAGGACACCCGTTTTGCCAGGCCCAGACTGGGCAACAGCGCGAGGATATTCGACGGAGCCATATGAATCAGGCCTCCGATCCAATTCAGGCCGATCTGCGTTTTCATCAGTTGCGATGCGACCATAGTGATCACACGCTTGCAGGGATGCGCCGGCGAAAGGCACCGCATGGGTTCACGAGCGTAAGGTGTCCGTGAGGTGCGATACTGGCCTGGCTCAGCAGCCCCGGTATCACGCGGGATCCGCATATACTCGTCAGCCCACTGATCAATCCAGACATCCGGATCAGGTTTTAGCCCACGGAAATACGCTTCACGGTAAACCTCTTCACCATCAGGCATTTGCGTATGCATGGGCTTAACTCGTGTTCAGTACATGTTCAAGGTCGGATGAAGACATACGTTCAGCGTCCTCTAAAGAGCGGCGGATCGCCGCCGTTAAGTGCCTCTCGATTTGCCATGGATCAGTCATCGCTGCCAGCTCAGGCGCGAGCTGTGGAGACATTCCTAGGAGCTGATCCCGCAAAAGACGTCCGGCGTTGTAAGCACCGGTTTCAACAGCTTCGCGCTCGACCAGAGAACCCTGCTGTTTGTGAAAGTTGGCTTGTTCCTGCAGTGCCAGGTAGTGCTCACGCAGCGCACGAGACTTTTGAAAGTCTGCCGCCAGCCCAACTTGCGGCACCGCAGGTTCTTCGGCGGCGTTTTGAGCCTCCTTTTGAAGGCGAAGCCGGTTGTGGCGGTCCGCGACAGCGGCCTTGCTCGGATCAGCAGAGTCAGCGAGCAAAGCCTCGGTGGCTTCCAGGTCGACCTTGCCGTCGTGAGTCAGCACCAGCCGATCCTGATTAGCCAGCTTAGAAACATACGATTTGGCCCAACCACGTCGCGCCGCAAACTCCGTTTTGCTAATTACGGTCATGATGGAATGTCCTGTTCACCCAATGAATACGGGGTAGTTCACCTGTTCACCTCAGTTCACTAAGCTGGTGAACTGTTCGCTAACGCTTTCCTGCGGGTTTCATGCCCCGTGTCCCTCGAATGCCCCCAGGGTCCCCGGCGGCCTTTCGACGCTTCATTTTGTTGCGAACCTCTACAGGCCACGTATTCCGTGGCCTCCAGCGCATCACACCTGACCGCCGCCCGTGGGCGGCACATCGCACACACCCAACCGCTTGGCGGCCCAGCGTTCGTACAGGCCGATGGCGACATCGGCGCCGGCCATCGCGGTGAGGCATCCGATACTTCCCGCTGCCAGGACCGACATGCCTGACGCGTGCAGCAACATCATGGTGGAAAGCCCGCAGACCACGCAGGCCCCGGACCGAAGCAGCAAGCGGCGGACCAGGGACCAGCCGCTTACCCCCGCCTTGTCGGCCCGCCATGCCTCGCCGGAAATCCCGCCGACCAGGGACAGTAGGATCACCATCCAGACCGGCATCTCAATAAGCGCTTGCTGCTCGTTCGTCATCACTCTCTCCAATGCAAAAACCCGGCTCAGGGCCGGGTTTCTTGATATCGTCGGTTGTTCAACTTCAAGTTAAAACAGGGTGTTACATGGATGCTTCAGGGGTTTTCACTGGCTTGCTTACGACCGTGATCGGAGGAAGTTTTGTCGCTTGGCTGTTTGCTCCAGCAGACGTCTTAGGCGGAGCGGTACGCCGCCTCAAAATTATGGGAAGCATCTTGTATCGGTCTCTAGCCCTTCTAGGTGCTCTCGCAATGCTAATTAGTTCTGCTAATGAGTTTTACAAATTTGCTTATTCCGAAGCGCCGATCCAGAGAATGGAAGTAATAGGCTTGTTCTTCTACATGCTGAACTTTTTCGTGTACCTGGTGGCTACCATTGCGGTAACTGCAATCTGGGCCAAAGGTGAAGGTTCGAATCGTTCAGAACGCCCTTAGCCTTGCGGTCGCACCTATCGAAGATGGGTACTTTTTACAGGTCGATTCCGGTGGCAGCAAGTGAGTTTTAATGCCATGGCGCAATACGGGTGCAATACAGGTATGACGCAGGTGCAACGCAGGTACAACGCATTCATTCGGCTATCGCTTCTGGTGCCCCGTCTGACCTGTCCCACTACTCTTGATCGAAGTAGGACAGCTACAGGCGCCTTAATACGGGGCTCTGCCCTACTGTCCTACCTTTATTCCTTTTCTCTTGTGTATAGAGAGAAAGCTAAAAGCACGCGTGCGCGCCATGGGCGCGATTACATGCCCGCTATGCTCATGTGTGCGTGGGGCGGTTGAAGGTTGGACGGTAGGACAGGCCAACAACGGCGCGGCCTGCGCCTGTCCAACAGCGCTAAATGGCAGTCGGACAAGGGCAGACAGTAGGACAAAGGCACACGGAGTAACGCCGGGGGTCATGCAGCCTTCCCCATCAGCATGCCGGCAATGTGCAGGTGGGCTTCGTGCAGACGCTGGTAGTAGGTATCCCGACCGCATCCGCAATGGGTGTACTTCTGCGAGAGGAAGCTTTCGTGGTTGCAGTAATGCTCACGCACGACGAGCGACAGCTGCGGCGGCAAGTGCTTGTTGACGATCAGCTCAATGTCCGCCGATTCATCCAGCAGCACCCGACTGCCGCGTGTGCCGCGTATCAGCTCGCCCTTGCACTCCATGAGCATGGCGATCATATTGCCGCTGCTCGGCCCGCCCATGTTTTCCGGCACCGGCGGGTGCAGATCCTGCGCCCATAGCTTGAGCATCTCGTCGATTCGCTTAATCATCGAAGCAAGGCTCCTCGATCACCGACTGCTGCAACGCAGACGCACGCCCCCAACCCGCAGGCTTTACATAGGCCCAGGGCCGCACCCCACTCTTAGGCAATGCCGGCATGCGC